CTTCCCATGTTACACCTAGAACATTTCGATAAGCAGGAACTAATGCGCCGCGTAATCCGACCAAATAAGTGTTTGGCGTTTGAGCTGGTGCGCCGAACATCAAAGAGATTTTTCCGACCACACCGCCTTGACTAGCTTGACCGCCAAATAAATTAGGCTTATTGATACTTAGTGTTGTGTTTGATGAAACGTTGCCTTGCCATGCGTATGTTTCATGGTCTCGAAATGTAATAGCTGAAATAAAGTCAATTTCTCCAGCGCAAAATATGAAAGTTGCGCTTAATGAATATGTATAACCTACAACCTGACTTTTACTCGATCCGCCCACGCGCACACTCCACAACTCTATGAGCCATTACATCATCTATGGCAAGCAATATAGCAGAATCAATGCCGTTATGTTTGAAGTCGTACCAATCTAATCCATTCGCCTCAAACCACGCCTGTGCGCCTGCTATGCACATCTCTGGACGCGGTATATCGTGAAGTGTGACGATCATCCTTTTTTACCACCTTTAGCTCTAATTGGATGTGATTTAACATCACCCCAATCAACACAGTGTGACTTCTCTTGTCGCTGTCTGCCAGCCGCTATCATGATCGGCATACCTTGCGCGATTGTTGGCGGTGCTTGAAGGTCTTGTGGTTTTGATCCAGAATCTTTCTGCTTTGGGAATAAAAACCCAACAAGCATATAAAAGCCAAGATAAGTAAACGCATTCCATATTTTTCCAAAGAAGCCACCCATATCAACCCCTACGCTATTGGCGTTCCGCTAAATATATTAACCGTCGGTATCCACGGCTTGCCGCCGTAACGATTTAAATTAGAAAATTTAGTATTACATGTTTCTTTTGAGCGATCACAGCCGCGATATATTGTAACCGCGTCAGATACCGAAACAGCCACCGAACGAATCAACGTTAATTGATCGCCCACATGCTTGGTAATCATCACCAAATCACCGTTTGCCGCTTTAATGATACCGCCGCTATACCAACCATCGGCTTGACTTGCTGCCGCTGGTACGGTTAAAACTAAGCCGCTAACCGCTGTCACTGTTGCTGCATCTGCAAATGATGCTTTATCGAGAAAGCAACCATAGCCATATAACACATAAGGGCATGTAACCTGCAATACAGGGCTTGCCGAGCCATTCCTAATCTCACCCACGCCGTCATCGAAAGTCAGCGTAATCTTTGATGTTGAAACCTTCGCATTGGTTAACGATCCCGACCATATTTGACTAATCGTTCCGCCGTCAATCTCAAATAATGTAAGCGTAACTGTTGCCGATAAATCAGGTTTGATCCACCGCTTCGCCATGACTGAATTAAGCGTAATGCCAATGTCAACCGTTGCCCGATCCGATGCCTGTTTCGACTCGATGTCAGACTCTAAACCTATAGCCTCTGGTTCGTAAGTTTCTGACGCATAAGACTGTGAGCGATTAGCACTTGTTAAGGTATAAACTGTAACGCCTTCAACGAATCTAAACAAATGAATCATGGTGTTAACTCTACAATATTGACACTCGATTGAACGATACTGTTGCCGATCCAATTCATATCTATCGAGTCATTATCAAATCTGTATAGACCAAGATAGCACATGTTGCGAATAAGTGAAGCGTCATAGCCTAACGATGTGCCAAGCGTAAGCTGTATATTGCCTAGAGCGACGATTGTCGGTGCAGATAGTGTGTTTGTTGTCCATGTTCCGTTGATGTGCTGTATGGCGATATTTGAACGTCTAGTCCAATCATTATAGCCATCGTTTTTAATCACAATAGTCGTCGTGATATTTCCTGTTGTCACTAACCGTAGATTGCGCTCAAACGTGGGCATCCAAAAGTGACGATAACGCCCAGCACGACGATATAAGAAGTTCCGATAATCTCTAATCTCTGTAGGCGTTTTGAGTAGTGATGCGTAAGGCGTAGCGTACCTTGAATTTTTCCACGGAGATAAACGATCAATAACACCCAAACCATAATCTACTTTGTCCACACGGCTTTGAATCGTGCGCGTCATGAATGAATGACCGCTGATTGGTGCTTTGAAATATATATCATCGCCAAGATATTGAGCTGGTGCGCTTGGCTCTAAATATTCATCGTCATTAATCTCAAAATCCATGCTTTCAGTCGAAATGAATCCGTTGAATGACGAACTTACATTGTCCGCAATCCAGCCCAATCGAATAGGCATGATGAAACAGTTTTGTTGTGAAATAAGTGTATTTGAGACTGATACGGCGCTTGATGTCATCGTGCTGATTTCCACAATCTGCCATGTATCAGCATCCGTATAAAGCAACGCTAAACTTGACGGTCTAAAATCAAAGACTGTCGTATCACATGCAATTGAACTAGCTGCCGCATTAACTGTGCCAACAAACTGCCACTCATACCACAATGGGATAGCCCACTTTAATCTTAACGCCTGATACTCAGTATTAAACGCTTGCATCACTTGCCACGCTTGCAACGGCATTGTGTACGATAATGTATGTCGTGGTGCTGTGCGTAGCTGTACGCGCTCCTCTGTTGAATCTTGAGCTGTTTGAACATCAGTCAGAAATGACATATTTTCAGTCATTGGTGCATCAGCTTGAAACGGCAAAAAAGCCAAATCACCAAACAAAGTTGTCGTTATCTTCATGCCGTTCTCATACTTGACTTGTTGCGCTCAAACTTATTGACGAAATGCTTATCTGATGACGATCCTTTGAACCAATCCTCGATAGCTTCATCAATGCCGTGGTTATGGATGTTGATAACGGGGTTTTGAGCCTGTGGCGTTTGATTGCTTGATTGCATTTTTTGAGCGCGGTTGTTTTCAGCATTAAAACCCTTTCTCATAGCTTCAACATTGCCTACACCACCAGCGCGACGAATATCATCTTGCGACCAAACAACCTCACCTTTGTGTACGATACCAGCAGGATCATTTTTGCCGCCTGAGCCTGTGTAGCCGCCGTCCGCATAGCCGCCCATTGTTGTTGAACTAATAGTCGATACAATGCTTGCAGTTGCCGCGATAACCGATGCAATCGCACCTAGATTTAATGGGAACGGATTAGCTGCCGCCAATGCGATACCTGTCGAAATAGCAACGATAGATTGAGCGATAGAGAACGCCTTAGATGCTGCAAACATCACCTTGTAAGCGTTCGACTGCTCACCGAACATTTGCCCGAACATTTGAGTTGTGCTGTCCAATATCGATGCTGCTTGGCTCATTTGCAGTTGAATAGTTGCATTACGATAATCAGTTTCAGAAAGTAATTTTAATTCATTACCTTTTTCAACCGTAACCGCCTCAGCTTTCACCGCCGCGTCAATAATCTCCATTCTTTTGGCGTATTGCTGCGACAACGCCATCAATTCAGCTTCACCGCTTAAATCAGCTTGCAAGCCAAACAAATCAGCCGTTGTACTTTCTTGCAGTGATTTAACGTCACCACCTTCTTGATTTCCTAAGCCTGATATACGCTGTTGTTTCTCTGTCTCTGTCAGTTGCTTGTTTAATAAAATCTGCTCACGCTCAAAGGCATAACGAACGCGGATATTCTCTAACTCTGTGCGATTTCTATCTTGAAAACCCGACAACTCCATGCGGTCGCTAAGTTTCATCAAGTCTTGCTTATTGTCGTAAAACTCCCCGATGGCAGCTACGGCCTCTTTGCGCTGATCTTGGCTTAGTAATGGGTTAATCATAGCCAATTTAGTGCGAGTTACCGCCTCTCGCGTCAATATATCAATGCGCGTACCGACCATATCTCTGAATTGGTTTATAGCTTCGTCGTGATTTACTTCGTCTTCAATGATGCGCCGCTTGCTTTCAGTATTAGCCCAATTTGTCAGACGTGTGTATTCCGCTGATCCTTTATCAACAAACTTACTGATTAGATTAACTCTAGTATCAAGTTCTTTTTGCGTGCGCTGCGTTTCAGTCAAAGCCATGTCTTGCAGTTGCTTAAACTGGTTTTTGGCTTTATCTAATTCTTTGGCTGCTTTATCGTCTGCTTTGGATGATGCGCTTGGTGCGGATTTGGCGCGTGTATTTTTAGCTAAGTCTTGGAGTTTTACTTGATCGTTGATACCTTCCAACAATTTAGCTTCATCAGCTAATTGTTTTGATCGTTCATTGGCAATTTTTAAGCTGTCTTGCCTGCCCTTATTTGTATTATCAATCAAGTCTAGTTCTTGAGATAGGTTATCTACTTGAGATTTTCCTGATCTAATTGTTTCGACCGTAGCAGCAATAATTACTGCGCTCTTTTGGACTAATGACCTGAATTCATTCCAAGCATTAGCCATGTCATTTAGGTCTTCAATGACCCCGTCTCTAGTTAAGCCGATAGACCTTGAAAGTGAACCGAAACCAGATAAAACTAGCTTGACCGCATTTACCGCATCTTCACCCATCCCGCCGAATGCATCACCAAACCCTTCTAGTAGAGTCGGTATTTCACCAGATTCAAACATATCTATCATGGATTGAATTGCTTCGGTCGCTCCAATTACCGCGTCTTTAATGAAGTCACCAAAACCCGATCCACTTACAGTTAAGAATAGATTATCAAACGTATCAGACAAGTTCGATATTGCACCATCTAAAGTCTTAGCGCGTTGTTCCATTGCTCCAGCGAAGTTTACCTCGCCAATTTTAATTAGATACTTTTCAATTTCCGCTGCATTGTTCCCAATGCTAGTGGTTACACCCTGAAAAGTGAGTTTAACGGTATCTCCGTTCTGACTAGCCTTAATGCCGAACTCTTTTAGTCTCTCAAATTCACCTGTAGTCGCGTCTGCAACAGCTTCTACCATGTCCGTTAGATCTTTACCCATTGCCGCCGCTGTGTTGCCGTATGAGTTCAAAGCGGCTTCGGACGGGGTTAACCCTAGATTCACCAATTTAGTGAACCCTGTTACGGCTTGCTCTAAAGTATAAGGGGTAGTTGCCGCGAATTTTTGCAGAATGTCGAACGCTTGCGCCGCTCTTTCTGTTGAACCTGTAGCAGTTACCAGACCTGCATTAAGCTTGTCGAAGTCACGCTGCGAATCAACCAATTTAGCAACAGAAAAACCTGCCGCTGCAACGCCAGCCGCTATTAGTGTGGCTACAAATAAGCTGAGTGATCTTTCGAGGGATATGAGTCCAGGATCGGTGTTTTCAGCCTCAAGCCCAAGATCCCCAATCCCTTGAGTTGCCTTCTTTGTTGACTCCTCTACATTGTTGCCCGCTCTTTCAAGCTCGGCTAGAGACCTTGTTAAATCGTCGGTATTTCGTTTCGCATTACCCGAATCAACAATAATCTCTAAACGTGCCATCACTTACTCCGTATTTCATCAAGTACAATCTGATCTAA